TTACCTGTTCTCTTATAAAAATCCTGTTTTTCTGACCGGGGAGTATATATATTTAATATAAATATATAAAAATATATTATTTATTAAATTAATTACCATCTCTCTTGATTGGTAAACCCTTGAGACTCCTGTGCCTTTAGCTTGTCAGGATGCTGCATGTTGTGGCAATGCCTGCACACTGTCAGGAGATTGTCATCTGCTAATGCAAGAGAGATATCAGCCTTGAGATGGATCTTGTGATGCACCTGCAAAGGATTGTCTTTTGTATTGACTGTTGTCTCTCCTCTTGCTCTGCATAGCTGACACTCAGCATGATCTCTCTTTAAGATCTCAGCTCTCTTTAATCTCCACTCAGGACTCTTATAAAATTTAATCTCATTGCCTGAGATGATTGCTTTGATTAACTCAGTCCTCATGCTGATCTCCTTTATTGCATGTCATAGTCTCTATCAATTCGACTAAACCCCAATGACTCAATGGCATTGCAATATTTGATCAGTCTGTCCTCCATTTTTTCTGCTCTCTCTTGTATTTCCATTAAATTGCTAAGTAGTTTTTTATCATCTGTCAAAGTGATTGACTCATTAATAATTTTGCAAATTGTCCTCTTTTTTTTATTCATCTCATCTGATCTCCTTGATTGCTCCTGATGCAGATCTCTTATATACTCTCTGCTCAGTCATGCATCTATTAAGATCATCAAACTCATCTATCTCCTTGAGCTTTGCATGTCTGCCATCATGAGCACATGTTATATATTTGCCTTGAGCCTGAGACTCAGCAATCTCATCCTTGATGAGTATTGTTGTCTTATGACAGATCATGCACTTGTATGCAATATAATACTTTGATTGATTTGTCATCTTGCTGACCTCCTCGGCATTTGATTTGGATTGATATATCTATCTTTAGGATCTGCCATCTTTGCATCTATCATTGCAAGATAGACTGCATCTGTTGTGACTCTCCTTGCTGATGTCCTGAGTCTTTTATTGTGAGGCACTCTCTTTGCCTTGATCATCTTGATTAAGATGTGACAGATGTGCAGCTTGTTAAAATGTGCATGATTGCAGTATTGTCCTTTAGTATTAACAAGCACAAAAGACTCTGCTCCAATCTCTAATATTTTATATTGCCCATCATGATATATAACTCTTGCCATCTCATCAACTCCACTCAATAAAAAAAAGACAACCCTCAGATAATTAAATCTGAGAGTCATCTCCGAAAGGAGGAAAATATATATAATAGGAGTACCTAATTTAAAAGGGATAAGGCTCACATGTAACTCTCTGCAAACCTTATCTCTATCATGGAATATTTACAACTACATAATAACATGGATTATACTGTCATTTGTGCCATGATTGTGCCAATGTTAATATATTACTCTTTGACTGCTGTCAGACATTCAAAATCTAAATCGTCAAAGTCAAGCATCTCTGCAATCCTCTCCATGCTGAGATCTGCAAAATCAAGGATCTCATCAACGCTCATTGGCCTATCACTGATCATCTCATACAGTTTATGATACTGTCCATTGTCATTGTAATAAAGGACAGTCAGGCCTTTCCTATTTTTCTGAGCCTCCTCTGCATAAAATGTCAGCTTTGATGCAGTGTAAAATGTCATATTATCAATGGATGTTTTGCCTGTTGCAATGTCGCTGAGAGTCATCTGTGGGATGCCTGTTGCCTTGCTGATGCTATACTTTGAGAGTCCTGAGTCCTCCATCAGCCAATTGATTAATTTTTCATCTGCTTTTAACATTTGAGCTCCTCCTTTTAAAATAAAGTTTAAAGTTCTCTGAGTCCTTTTTGATATGCCAATTCAACCTGAGCTTTTATATTAACATCAATCTCATCCTGCACTTTTTGCTGATCTGCCTCAACTGCTTTCTTTTTTGCCCTATACTCATCATCCCTCTCATCATATGTCCTGCTCTTAAAGATCAGTTCTGTGAGATCATTCCATAGATCACTGAGGCCATCCCTTTTGTCTGTCAGCTCTGAGTATTCCTTATTAAGATTAAACTCTTTGATTGTCAGATTTTCCATTGTTTTCTCCTCCTGTTAATTTGTAAAGAGAGAGAGTGATCTCTCTCTCGGCTTAATTTAAATTGTTTAACACTTGCTTTGTCTGATATATGAGTTTGTTATAATGCAGGATCATGCTGAGAGATGGCTTATAAGATCCATACTCTTTGATGTAATCATAATCTGAGATCTGCTTTTGCATCTCAATCCTGTACTCTGTGATCAAGTGCCTCAGTGCTTTTTTAGTGATCTTGACCATTTTATCATTTTCCATTTTCATACCCTCCTGATTTTAATTTAGGAGAGAGAGTGATCTCTCTCCTGCTGATTGGATCAGTCCTGTCTGTATGCCTCCATTGTTAAATATGAGAGAGCCATCATCAACTCATTGTACTCATCATTGTCAAGTCCCTCGGCTTTGCTTAAAGTCATCTCAGCAGTTTTCATCTCATCCAAATTGCTGCAACTGTTTACCATATGCCAATAATCCTCAATAGTTTTCTTTGGAATCTCTTGAGCCTGTGCATTGTTAGTTTTCATTTTTCTGTACTCCTTAATAATTATTTGGGAGATTGAGGCTCTCCCTGTGCCTATCTGCTGATTTACCAATTAATCCTGATCTGCTTGATGTCTTGTCCTGAATACTCAAGAGAGGCTGTTGCATTATTCCTGAGGATCATTGCCTTAAAATCTGAGTGATCCATTATTTCATTGGCAGTTTTGGCAGTGAGTCCCTGATCTTTTCTGTTGTAATCATAGCCACAATTGACTGTCGCTGTATTATTTTTTTCTTGAGCAAATGTCATCATTGCCTTTGGGAAATTCCCATAACTCATGCTGTCTCTGAGAGCCTTGATTGTTTTTTGCAAATCTGATTTTTTCATTTTACTAATCTCCTTTAATATTTATTTGGTTACATGATGTTGTCTTGTCCTAATTATACTATGGTATACCGTACTATAATAGAGTAATAATATTAATTATTTGTAAATAATAAAAAAGAGCAACCACTGAAATGACTGCTCTCTGCTGATATCTATTTAATTAAATAGCGTGATGATGAGAGCAATTGTCTCAGGCTCATGCTTGTGGCCATAATAAACTGTGCCTCTGATTGGATCAACCTGCCTTGACCATCCCTCATTGACAAGAGTCTGCTCTGCATCCGTAAAATGTATAAATGGTAATTGTCTCTTTTTCCACCTGACTCCGTTGGCCTCATAATAAATCTGATATGATCTGTTACTGCCCATCATGTGCCTCCTTGTACTCCTCCAATGACCAATTAAACTTTTTGCCACACTGATGACAAAATGCAATCTTGTCTGTTGGGACATCTGCAACCAACTGAGCAAATCTCTCAACATCATCCAAATCCTGCCATGGCTCTATATGCCAAAATGCATTGTCACAATGTCCACATAATACAATGTGATAAAGCTCTCCATCACAGTCGCTCATCTCATTTAATTTGGGCAGCACTGTCTCTCTCTGCCCACCATGAGCCTGCTCCATCTCGCTCCATGTCGCTGCTGCTGAGGCCTCAGTCTCTTGATCTGTCAATCCCAATCTTCTGCCCTTTGCATAGTCAGGCACTACTTGTGCAATGAGATTTGTATCAATAATTGTTTTCATTGCTGTCATCTCTCTCCTCCTATGTTTTTATTAGCTTGATTATTTGGGCCTTGCTTAATCCTTGCTGTAATAAATATTTTGTTTTTCTCTCACAATCTTTGCAACCCCATACATCCATTGGACTTGTCCTCTTTAAATATAAATTATCTCCTTTGCAATACGGACATTTTCTGCTAAAAAAACTCATCTCTCTCCTCCTTGAGATCTGCTCCACATATTTTTTTGATTGATCAATGACTGTTTATATCCAATACAATAGCCATTGATTACATGTAATATTTCAGCATTGTCTCCTGATTTTGTGAGATGCACTATATTATCTAATACATCAATCATGTCCTCTGAGCTGATGAGCAATGTGACTGATGTGCTGTCAGATCCCTCTGCACTGTCAATAAACTCTTTCATCAATTTATGCATTTTCCATCCTGTGCCTTTTGGCTCTTGCTGCTCAGGCTTTACTTTTGGAGGATTATCTTTTTTTAATTCTGATCCATCAGCTTTTGGCTGATATCCATTTCTCACTCTCATTTAGCTCCTCCTATCAGTAAATCATGCATCTCCTGCTTATCTTTTATTTGCTTTTGCAATGCATGTTTATATCCTGTGCAATATCCATCTATTAATGCAGCAGTCATGTCTGTATTATTAATCCTGAGCTTGATCTTTGTTATTTCCAATACATGATCTAATATTTCAATTACATCATCTGCCTTTATCAGCAATGTCAGATCTTTTTCCGGCCCATCAATAAAATATTTCATCCTGTCATGCTGCTGCTCTGCTGTGCTTTTTGGCCTTGTCCCATCTTTATTGTTGATCATGTTGTCTCCTCCTTTGAGTTTGCTTTTTGTTAAATCAAGATAGGCCTGCTTTGTCAGAAAATATCCATCATCATCCACTTTATCAATTGCATCCATAACAGACTTTTTCTCAATCAGATCTGATGCATATATCTCTGCACCATGCACATCTAAATTATTAATTTTTTGTTTTAATGTTTCTTTAAAATATTTCATTTCTGATCCTCCTTTTAAGTTTATAACCAATTGTATAGCCATTTGGCTTGTGAGCCTTTAGATCATAGATTGCGAATAATAAAGATAAATCTGTTGTGATCTGAGCCATTGTAATAACTCCATCTGACTCTATAAATTCATCATGTATCTCTCTGCATGACTCCTTAAAATCATCTGTTGTGCATCCATTGTCATCAGGATCAACATATCCTGACAGCATAAGCTCCTGAGCTACCATGTCACAATGCTGATGACTTTTCCATGTATAGACCTCATTGTCATACCTCAGCACAGTCCTGCAATATTGCTCACCCCTTGAGATTGGAGTCTCACAATAATTGCATATATGATTTTTGTTGGCTCTTGGCTTGTATTCTTTTATTACTTCAATCATCTTTGCCTCCTTTTAAAATATACTTAACTGATCATCAATGTGATCTGATGTGATCTTTTTGTCCGGCTCCTTGATTTTTGGGACAGGCTTATCTTTGGATAGATCTGCAATGATATCCTCAAGTTTTTCCTGAGGATTATCCTCACGTATCTGCTCAATTTTTTTAAGAGCTGCCTCTGTTACAATGTCCATGATCTTAAAGCTCATCTTTTGTGTCTGCTCTTTAGTTTTGCAGTCTGAGAGCAATACTGATATCAACTCTTTTAAATCCTTAAACTGATCCATCAATATCCATCCTTTTTTTTAAAGAACCATAGCCAAATAAAAATCCCACAAATAACTGATTGTATTCGGCTAAATCCAAGAGAGTCTAATCCTGCATGTATTATGATTAAAATAATTAAACTGATAATATAATCTAATGCTTTTCTCATTTTATCCTCCTCAGACTCTGCATCCCAACTGATAAGCAATCAGCTCAATGATCTCTCTCCTCCATCTGTAAAAAGTCCGTCTGCTGATATATAGCTCTTTGATGATGCCATAATCAGTCAGCCTCTTTTCAAAATACTTGAGCTTTACCAAATCATATTTTTTGGCCTCAGATCCTTGCTTGATGATATCAATTGATGCATCAATAGCTCTGATCCTCCTCCTGCTCTCAATAAGCTCCTTGTGAGAGACAAGTCTCATTGCCTTGCTGCCTGTGATGTCTGAGATGTCAGTGCCTCTGATCTCAGCTCCTCCACCTGTACTATTGATGATTTCATCCTCTTTGTCTTTAATATATTTGATTGTGTCTTTATATGAGTAAAGCTCTGACTCTATCATTTTAAAATTAGCTGCCTCAATCCTCATTTTATCCCTCCAATCTTTTGCTATTATATATTTTAATCTTATCTGTGATTGTTGATGCACTATAACCAACCAATTGAGCAATCTGATCTCTCCTGTACCCTTTGAGATAGAGATCAATGACTTTGGCCTCTGTTTTTTTAGGCATCCTTACTCTCCTCTTTATGTTGACTCTTTCAGTCTGTGGATCTTCTATGATATTAATAATGCTTGTGGTATACATGAGCCTCCAATGTCTATAAAACAGATCCGGACTTTTGACTCCATGCCTTGCAAGTCTCTTGATGGCCTGATCAGGCTTGAGGCCCGGCATGAGATGCTCAATAAAATGCTTTAGCTCATTTCTTTGGCTCTTTGTCATCATCATCCCTCCTTATTTTTATACCCTCCACATATCCGATAAACACAAAATATTTACTCTTGCAATGAGGACATATCAATCCATCTGATGTCTCTGTTTTATAGATTGATATCCTGTCACAATCTAAGCACTCAAATGCACTCTTGCCTCTCTTTGTGTCTGTAATTTTATACTCTGTAACCATCTCAAGCCTCCAACTCAATGAGCTCAATTGCTTTCCTGTGCAGCTCATTGATATATGTGCTATTGAGTGAGAGCTCCTGACCTATCATTTTAAAAGTCATACCCTCGACATATCTCAGGAGGAGGATCTCTCTCAGCCTTGGATCATCTAACTGATTAACTACTGCATCAATATTAATCCTGAGCTTTGTCAGCTTGTCAATCCTGAGTATTAGATAACCCTCAAGCACCTTGGCTCTGTGTCCGGATGCCTTGCCCATTTCTTTTGCCTCTTTGAGCTCCTGCATTGATCTCTTGATGTCTCTCTTTAAAAATATATATTGAGATAGATATCTCATCTTTTTTGCTCTTGTCATGTGATCACTCCTCTCCAAAAAATTGCTCAATATCTGCAAGGGATGGATGGTCATTGATAATGACATCCGGGATGATCTGCTCCTCCTGTGTCTGCCAATGAGGACATGCATCACCTTTGCAATAGTTATAAATCTGACATCTCTTGATGACTTTGAGGCCATCATGGATCATATATTTGCATTGATTTTTATCCATCTTATTAATCCCCCATTAATATTATTTTTACAAATGGCTCATCTGCATATCTCTTAATGACTCTGAGATCTATGACTTGCTTGTCATCTGCATAGGCAATGCCATTGAGTGCATCAAGGATAATCTTTGCAATATTATCAACATCAGGAGTTATTGCCGGATTGATTATGCCTCTCCTCATCTGCTCTCTTTTTACCTCTGACTTGACTGAGGCCGGGATTTTGTAAAATGCCTCAATGATAGCAGTGATGTCACCTGTGAGCATCTCTCCTCCTGAGCTGTACCTATAACATGACATAACCCATGACTCATAACCTTTTGTTTTATTTGGAGTAAAAATATTCCCTGATTTAGTATTCATTCTTGGTCTTTCCTTGCCTTTGATCTTTCCCTCAACAATAAATGTCTTTATCATCTGATCTCCTCCCATTTACTACTTTGTTAATAAGCCATCCCCCTAATAATTACTTAGCTCGACACAATCATCATTTAAATCAAATGAGTGATAATTTTTGTTAATTATTTCATCTCTACCATTACCATTAATTACATAGGCTTGACCACATGATTTGCATCTTATTTGATTGTCATATTCAGCCATGTCTTCATTATTTATTACTGTCTTTACCGGATTTTTATCCACTTTCCCATTTGGAGATATATTATAAAATTCTGTGACTATAATTGTTGATTCGATATGGAAATCTGCACTTCCACAATTTTTACATTTCACTCTTTAATCCTCCTCTTTTTTTTGCAATCAGGGCATAAAGATTGCTTTCCAATACTCCAACCTCTCGCCCTTACTTGTTTAATAACCTCTACTTTGCCCCGGTGAAAATTCCAATAAATTTCAATTCCACATTTGTCACATATAACTCCTGTTGTAATCATTCCAACCCCTCCATACAATCCATATTGTAAAATTCTGTTAAATTCATTTTTATTTTTCCCATCCTAATAATTTTTTTTCAAGATCATCAAAATCCTCTTTTTTGTACTGTCTCTCATCAAATCCCTTGTCCACAATCTTGCCCTTGATATATTGTGGCTTTGGAGCATCCTTGCCTTTACTTTTCCATGATTGCAGGATGCCCTTGACATATGACACTGTATAAAATCCCTGATTGACTGATTTCTGCATTGCCTCTATAAGCCATTGTGCTGAGTATTTTGACTCAAGCTCCTCAAGCTGCAACTTAAAATATGGAGTAATATTGCCAAATCCAAGACTCTGAAACTGATAAAATATATTTGACTCATCAGCCACAACAACTGACTTTATTTTTGTTGTTGTTTGTTTTTCTTTATTGTCTTTTCCTTTGTTGTCTTTTCCTTTACTTTCCTTGTTATCCATTGTTATAACATTGTTATCTATTGTTATAACATCAGAGTCTGTCTGCTCCTCATTGCTATTGCTCCATCTGTTCAACATGCCTTTTTTACCTGCATCAGATCTCTTTTTTCTTTTATCATCTTTGATCTGCATCCTGTTTTTTAATGATCTGCTATAAAATACATCATCTGACTCATCAAAGAGCTCATATATATCAATACAGTCTCTGAGCCATTGCTCTGCCTCATCAGGCTGCATCTGAGCCTCTGCTGACAGAGCCTGATAAAAATACTTTTTGAGAGGCAGCTCATAATCTGATGTATCTCTCAGCATCTCTATGATTACCCAATACAGACCATATCCGGCCATTCCATATTGATTGACCATTGCCTTAATTTTGATGTCATGCCTTGCATTGCTGTCATGGCTAAAATAATAAGCATCTTTCAATTTTTTACCTCCTTTTAGGATCAGCATCTGCTGTTAAATTATGTAAACATTCCACAGCAGATGCTTTGCCCCTGACTGCTCAATCTGATTGGTCTTTTGTGTCTGTGGACTCTCTTGAGATGTATTTGATGTTATTATTTGGACTGCTCAGAGGCTCTATATTGATGCTTAAAAGCGTATTACAGCAACTCATTGCTTTGCCTCCTTGTAACTGATGTAATCTCTATCCAAGGCTTTCCATTTTTGCCTTGAGTTTTGCCATGTCCTGTTGTGCCACAACCATCTGATACAAAAAATATAATATCTGATCATCAGAGGACCTCTTTGACAGTCTTTGACTGCTCCTCTGTCTTTTCAACTACTTTGACATAAGGCTCATTTATCTCAATTGTCTCTGCAATGCCTACCATAAAATTACAGTTTGCAACCAAGTCCTCAACTAGTTCCATTTTTTCATATGTATTAATTGATTGATTATCTGAAACAACTTTTATCATGTCATATACTTTTGCCTTGATTTTTATCTGTAAACTATTTCCCATTTTTATCCTCCTCATTGATTAATATTTTCAGATCATAGCCTGACCGCACAAATTTTTCTGTCAATAGTCTATTTACGTTATTTCCTAATTTCTCATAGATTGCTCTCATGTCCTCAGTACTGAAATCAGTATCAAGATAGTCATTGATGCCTCTGAGTATAAAATTTTTAAATTCTATGTTTTTTGTATTATTTTTAAATGGCTCTGTTTTGCAAGCATCTCTTGAGAGCCATTCCAATACCTTATATTTCAATTCAATCTCTTTTTGGACATTTACCTTGAAATACACATTTACTGTTCTGTGGATTATAATCTCACTGAATTGATTAACAAAACTATTTGGGAAACATCTCATCAATCTTAAAAGCTCATTATTTATCATCTGACTCCTCCTCATTTAAACTGCTGAAATCATACATCTTTGGCTCTCCTCCACAGCTCCTGCAATAGCTCATCTGTATGAAATATTGAGAGATCCTGCTCCACATAGACATTTGTATAACCCAATAGATCAGGGACTGTGACATCCAATCTGTTTGCAATTGTTGCAAGTGTGCTGATACTTGGCTCTGTCTCATCCTGCTCATATTCAACTATGTCCAACTTTGACAGTCCTGTCACCTCTGCAAGCTCTGCCTGAGTCATTGCCTTGGCATTTCTGTGTTTCCAAATACTCACTCCAATGCTACTCATTTGACTCCTCCTCATTAATTAATTTTGTTAGCTTTTTTTCAAGAAATCTGAGGCCATCTTTGACTCCTTGAGAGTATGTTGTGACCTCTCTGCCATGGTCCACATAGATCTCATCAATTTTCATAAGGATGTCCTTAAATCTGATAGTCTTTTGATTGTCTGCCATGATCATGCCTCCTCTCTTGACTCAATAGAAATAAGCACATGTTTTGATTTTGATATTTGCTCCTGATAAGGCTCTAAAATCTCAAATACTTTTTGAGCAATGTCTCTGCTCCCACATATGACTGCAAATGGTATGTCATAAATGTGCAGATTATCCTTTGTGACAGGAGTAAATGATGACCTCAGCTCCTCAAGTGCCTCAATCTCATCAGGAGGCATGATGTCTGTCAGTCCTAATCTGTCAATAAAATCTGCTGCTGTCAGATCACCTGAATACATACCCATCAGATCACCTCCATCAGCTCTGCCTTGAGATCATCAAGCCATTTAATAGCATCATCTGATGTATTGTTGTATTTATTTTCTTTATATGGCAGATCAATCTCCATAGATTTGATTATTTTGAGTGAGCCATCCGGATCTTTGCCAACATATCCAAACATAAATATTGATAGCAATTTTATTGATCCACAAAATTCCATTGTCAAATATTGCTTTTGAGGCAATATGAGCAGCATCTCATTGACTGTGATAATTTTTTCTGTCAGCTCCTTAATTACTGAAATCGTTTTTTGTGTATTATTCATATATTTTCCACTCCTTATCTGATATAATTTAATCTGATAGACATCCCTAATCAAGACTGATCTCATTTCTGATGAGATTGGTCTTTATTTTATTTTGCAAATTGTTTTGTTAATGTCTCATAGGCTCTCTTTTTTCTCTCTGCCTCCTTTTCTGCTTTTTTGACTGCATTGGCTGCTCTGCTGAGATGCCTCTCATTTGTCTCATGGATGTATCTCTGAGGATTGTGCATCATGTCCTCAAGTTTTCCCTCAGCCTGCAAACGATTATCAAATGAGCCTCCATAATAATTGACTTTGTTAATGATTATGTATGGCCTGAATTTTTTAGATCTGATGTCCTGCATCACATTGCCTGAGACATCCAAAATCTTGACAGGCTTGACTGCTTTTAATAATTTATCAGAGAGGATCTCCTCCATTGATATCTGATTGCTGTTATCCTCCTTTGTTTTTTTCTGTGGCTGAGTCTGTCTGATGTCAAGCTCCACAGTCACCTCAACAAATCCAAGTGATTTTTTGCCAATGTATTCCATTACCTGATCCATGTTGTCAGCCTTGATTAAGATGCTTGTGATTTTTGTCACTGATACTGTCCTCCTCTTTGATAAATTTAGGGATTGTGTCCAATAATTTTTTATAGATATTGTCTGACTCATCTCTCATCATTTTTGTGATAATGATTGAGCCATCACTGATCTTGAGTGCTTTTGCCTGAGCAATGTCCATTGAGTCATTAATGCTATGGATGAGCAGATCATCCTTTAATTTGTCATATACTGACACAACATAGACATAATTGACTGAGCCTCTTTTTGCTCTTGTCTTGAGAGCCTCCTCTCTGTCTCTCCTGAGTACCAACAACTTGAGCATCAACAATATGCCCATGATCACAAGGATTGAGATTGCTGTTGTATAAAATATTTTGTCCATTTTTTACACCCTCTCTATATCAAATAGCATCAATGAGATGACATATGCTCCAATAGCTGTATCAATCTTGATTCTGCCATCAGCCATAAGCTCTGAGACAGTGCCCTCAAATCTCACATAATTGAGCTTTGATTTTGCTCTGACATGATCTCCTATTTTAAAATCCATTAAAATCCACCTCCTATCAGTGAAATGAGATAAGCAAATGCAAATATGATGTATACGATTGCCAAAACAAATGGCATAGCCACAACCACAGCAGCAAACAATTTTATAAATTCTCTGTCTGACATCTCCTCTGCAAATAGCATCTTTTTAATCCATCTCATCATTTGTCCCTCCTATTTTTTAATTACTCTGCCATAATTCGATCTGAAATATTGATCCAAGTCCTGAGCCACAATCCGGACTGTCCTCCCATGCCTGATGGCCGGAAATCCTTTGGATCTGCTCATCTGATATGCTTTGTATTCTGATAAGCCGTAAACCTGAGCAAACTCCTTGACTGTGATTGTCTTTGACATTGGCATCCTCTCCTCCTTCACTGTTGCTCTTTGCACACATTTTGTAAATTATAATTGACACTTATCTTAAAAAAAATGACTCCAATCTATCATTTGGAAATGCCTTGATTAAGCCTGCTGTAAACTTTGAGCCTGCTTTTTGCTTGTGATTGAGTATTTTCCACAAATATGATCTTGTAATATCCATCTTTGATGCAGTCTCTGTGATGCCATATCCATGCTTGTCCATGACATCCTCAAATACTTCTCTGTCAATATACATAAAATAAATCCCTCCTCTCTGATGTTGCTTATTGTTTACATCTTTATATTTATAATAAGACAAGGTTTTCTAATTGTCAACATTAATTTAATATCATTTACAGTTTAATTGCCAATTGGCAACAAATATATTGTATAATAGTCTCAACAATAATAAGCATGTTTGCGTGAAACATGACAGACAGACGTGCAATTAAAAAAAGATTGGAGTTAAAAAAATGAAAAGCATTGGAGCACACATCCGGGAAATGAGAGAGCTCAAAGGATGGAGTCAGCGGCAACTTGCAATCAAGGCTGATATATCCAATACTGCGATCTCAAGAATTGAGAGAGATAAATATAATCCATCCATTGATACCTTGACATCAATTGCATATGCATTAAATGTAAATGTGACAAGTTTTTTGAATAAACATCAAGGAGAGGATCATCATGATAATTATTATCCATACAGTGCTTTTGACAAAATCAAGATTGTCAATATCCCAATTGTGGGCACTGTCAGAGCAGGCCATCCAATCACAGCAGAGGACAACATTGCAGGATATGTGCCCATGGATATGAGCAGATTACAAAGCGACAAAAATTATTATGCATTAAAAATCACAGGAGACAGCATGGATGAGGAGATTGAGCCGGGATCTCTTGTTATTTGTGAAAAGACATCAGATGTATATGATGGAGATCTTGCAGTCATAGGCATCAATGGATCAGAGGCCACAATTAAAAAAATCCAATTTGTAGGACAGGATGACATTTTGCTGATGCCACTATCAAAAAATCCATCTTATAAACCTAGAGTCTACAACATCATAAAAGATGAGATCTTCATCCTTGGCAAAATAGTCATGAGCATCCGATCATATTAAGGAGATGATGAGTCATGCCAAGGCAGCAAAAAAGAGCCTCAGGACAAGGCTCAATTTACCATGATAAAAAAAGAAAGTTATGGATTGCAAGATATACCTCAGGATATGATGATCATGGAAATCAGCTCAGAAAATCTGTATCTGCAAAGACTCAGGCTCTGCTGCTTATCAAAATGAGAGAGTATGAGAGAGATTTAGGCCTCATCTCAGCAGATGCAGAGGCAGTCACTTTTGATGATTGGATCTATAAATTTATTTATAAAATCAAAAAAGGAGATCTCAAAAACAGATCATTTCAAAGATATGACTCCATATATAGAAATTACCTTAAAGATGCCCCTTTTGCAGAGGATAAGATCCGGGATGTCTCCATGACAGACCTCAAATCCTATTATAATGATTTACAGGATATTAATGGCAAATCTGTGCAGACTGTCAAATTTGTCAATCTCATCATCAGAGCTGCTCTTGCAGATGCCATGTCAGACAGACTGATCCTGAGTAATCCCACAGATAAGATCACCTTTAAAAGAGCGTTTGAAAAGACTGATATCAAGGCATGGACAAAAGAGGAGCAGGCTCTTGCAGTGCAGGCTCTTAAAAACAAAAAATCAAAGTACCTGAGAGAGCTTATAATTTTAGCTCTTGCATCCGGCCTCAGACTTGGAGAGCTCTCTGCCCTCAAATGGACAGATATTGACTTTGTGTCCGGCTCCATCTCTGTGACCAAGGCCATTGAGAGAGTCAAATTGCCTGATGGATCATACAGACAGCAGGTAGGACTGCCAAAAAATGAGACTAGCATCAGAGATGTCCCTCTCCCACCTAAAACTATTGAGCTATTAAAAGATATGAGCCTCTCTGCCACTGATCCAAATGATCTGCTATTTGTCCGGGATGATGACAAATATTTATATGACAAGACTCCAAATAGACATGTGCAGAGACTCTGTAAAGAGCTTAACATCAGCATCATCACATTTCACAATCTGAGACATTGTTATGCTACTCGACTATTTGAGGCAGGAGTGCCCATCAAAACTGTGCAGAAATTACTTGGCCATGCTGATATGCAGACAACTCAAAACATATATATACATGTCATGCCATCTGCAAAGACAGATGCAGTCAACCTACTTGATGATCTTTTCTGATAGGCACACAATAGGCACACTGACCAATTAAGATTGGCTATATCAGCCACTTTGAGGACAATTGAGTCAAAATCCCTCGTTCTCCGCCATATAAAATATATATAAACCCGGAAATGCCTCAGAGTGCTTGTTTATCAGTGCTTTGAGGCATTTTCTATGTCTCGCCTTGTGTCGTTAAATAGTGCCTTTTTTGGTCAAATATTGAGCTGATAGGCACACAATAGGCACACTAAAATCAGATTAAGATCTAAAAAAAGACAAAAAAAAAGACATCCAATCAGGATGCCTTTTCTAATTTATTCTATTATTATTTTTGTCCATGGAGTCTGTCCATTGACTTTGATTTCATTTTCTGTCAGCAGACTCTCCACAATTTTTGCTGTCTCCATTGCACCATTTTTATTGTCAAACACTCCAAACTGAGTGATCACCTTGAAAAATTTGCCCTCAGGTGCAAAGATATTATCATCCTTTATTGCTGCATCAAGCTCCTTAATCTGCTCTGCTATTTTTGATAGTGTCTGAGGCCCTGCTGAGCCATCCACTGTGAGCTTGTTATCTGTCTGATATTGTCTGATTATCCCATCAGTCTCAGGCCCAAATGAGCCATCTGTGTCCAATTTATAGCCTAATCTGACAAGATCTCTCTGCATCTTGAGGACTCCATCTCCTGAGTCTCCATCTTTATAATATATGACAGGACTTGCCTGCCCTGCTTTGAGCTTGAGTCCATAATGCTCTGCAATACATCTGACCTTATTCCGGGCCAAGATCCTGAGATTGTCATCAACCATGAGCCAAGAGCAATGCTTTGCATTTGTGTGATATCCATGCTCAATGATCAGAGGCAGCTTGACTCCCAATTTAAGGCCATACCTGTGTATGCCATAATAGTCAGTGTCTGAGCTGTTTTTTCGTGTCAGCAGATCATACTCCTTGATGCCCATTGTGGCAGCAATTGTCTTGCCTAACTTATGAGACAGATCCTGATCATTGACTGTCAATGGCTCATAGATCAGCACCTTGTCAAAATCTGTCCTTGGTGCATTGGTATGATCTGACAATATCAGATCATACCCTTGAAACATCTTAACCCGGTCATATACAGAGGGAAATGCCTTGAGAGATCTGCTGATCTTTGCAGAGACTCCATCATATTTATCAAACTCTGCAAGCTCATACATTGAGAGCTTATGCATCTGAGTGCCCTCAAAATATCCCGGACATGTGCCTTTGTTATATCCCTCTGTATGCCCCGGATCAATTCCAACTGTTAAAATTTTAAGGCTCATCAGCTCACTCCTCTCATTTCCTTGCCTCTACCATGTTTTTTGTCCCACTAAATAAACCGGATGCACTCAATCCAATTGCTATGCCCTGCCAAATGCCTGCCTTGATGTCTCCCTCTGAGATATAAAAAATGCCTATTGCAAGGCCTATAATAAGACTCACAACAAGCAAGTATTTTGGATTGATCCACTCCAACCTCTTGACAACTTCTGTCAGGCCTATTGTCAAGGCCACTGCTACTGCAAAATTAACTGCTACATTATCCATTTTGACTGCTCCTCTCTTTATATATTATTTAATTTTTCTAATACTGTTATTCTTATTTCGTGCTTGTCCACAAATTTATCAAGTTCATCAAGCTGCAAATGGATCTCATGATGATCTTCTTTGTTGTCTGCTAAAAAAGTATTGAGAGACTGTATCTGATAAGTCACAGGAGACAGAGCCTGCTTGATGGCCCTCTCAAGTCTATCATTTTGATATTTGTTGATGTAAACCACTGCCCCAAAAACACTGCCACCAATACTGATAATGATTGATATCAACTGTAAAAAATCTATCATCTGTCACCTCCATCAGTTTTGCTATACTGTTTCATATCCCATCCTCAGATTTGCCATGCCAAAATTTGAGCCTGTATACAATGTGCCTGAGCATCTAACTCTGTAATATCTATAATAAATTGAGCTCACAATGTCAAATGATACCTCTGTTATGACTTGTGGCCTTATAGCTGTCAAAATTGGTGTATATACTGTATTATCTTGACTGCCCTCAAAAACAAAGTCTTTTAATCTGTTCTGATTGTCTAGCAAATACAGCTTTTTCACATTGACAGCTTTTTTAAAATCAATCCCTATAAATTGGCCAATAGATCCACTTGCTGACCATATTGATGACATAGAGTTATCAAATGCATTTTTGACAGGATATGTTGAGCTAAATTCTGATGATGCAAATGGATTTGGTATCTCATCATATAATGAGCTGCTTTGAGTATCATCATAAATGATATTTGTGCCAATGCTTATCTTGCCCATCATGTCACACTCCTGAAATATAATATATTTGGATCAGGAGATGCAATCTCTGCAAATTGGGCCTCTGTACCAACCCAAAAAAATAATCCTGTTGATGTCCTCTCATTATTTACTGATGCCCCGGATGGCATTTGAACAAATAATTTTCCTGTTGATGGATCAATTACCACCTCAGCAGTCTCTGTTGTCTTTGCTTTGGCCTTAATCCCTCCAAGCTCTGTCTCTGTTGCCTGAGTCAAGGCAGCTCCTCCTGAGGAGGCCTCAGTCAACATAAACTGATCACCTATCTCATCATAGCTGAGGACATACCCATCTTTGCCTACAAAATCATCAATATTGATATCCTTGCCTCTGATTGTGCCTTTGATTGTGACTTTGCCATCCTCATCAGCATCACTGATAGAGATGTTTTCACCTGACAGGATGCCCATGACAGCATTGATTGTCTTGTCATTGCCTGATATTGTTATTATTATATTTTTGCCTGCAAGGAGATTTTGACTGTATTCATTTGGATCTGAAATAAAATTTTCACCTGAGACAGACTCTCTTATAATTGGAGCTGCATCCTGCTCAAGCAACCTGAGCTGTGCATCTGTTTTATTTTTAAGAGCTTTGCTGATGTTGTTGCTCAAAATTAAGCACCTCCTCTATAATACATAGCCAATTGCTCAAGCTGCAATCTGTAAAATCCATTGTTTGCTGAGACATTGAGTCTGTATTTTGCATAGGCAATTGCATTTGTGAAATCAAATGATCTCTCCTCATGTATCTGCCATGCAGTCTGATTGCTCCTAGTATCAAGTACAATCCATTTCTCTCCATCAAATCCTTCAAACTGCCAATTTTTAGGCATTGCTTTGTTATAATCAAGAGCCTGCCTTGCCTTGAGCATGTATTTGTCAATGATTGTCTTTTCATTAAATGTATACTCTATCCACCCATATGAGCTGACAGCGTTCCAATACAGATCATCTGATGTTGAATTGAGAGCGTTCCATGGTCCATAATCGTTATCATATAGAGTGAGGACAGATGATGCCCTTGCCACTCCTGATGGTGCTGTGTTTGATGTCATTTCAGGGATCAGATTGAGTGCTGCATTGCCTGCCTGTGTCGCTGTGTCCTCAGGCAGAGTGCCCACATCAACTGAGTCTCCATAATAATAGCATTGGAGATCCATTGTAAAATCCTTGTCAGTCATCTTGAGATTGAGTGAGCTGATCCTGTAAATCCCTGCACTCATGGAGGATGACTCATTGACTTGAATAAAATCACCAACTTGCAGCCAAGGCACTGCCACTGCTGCAAAATTGACAATTGCTGTCCTGCTGTTCATGAGATAGATTGATCTGTCTGCAATTTTTTGGAGTTCTGCAATTGTTGATGCCTCTGTTGCATCAACCTTGAGTATTTTCTGAGGCAGGATGTTGTATTTTGCAGCATCCGGAAATAAAGCAGTGTATGAGATCACATTGTCTCCTAACTTGCCATAGACAATAACCATATAATAAAGATCTTTGTCCTCAAGCTGATAGCTGAGAGATGTGATGTCAAGTCCCTCCTCAAAAGTGTATGCAATAAAAATCTCATCAGGCTGATAATCTCTTTTAAAATAGATTTTGCCATACTCATCAGCACCATAATCAAAGGATGCAAGATCTGCCAAAAATTGAAATGCATCAGCATATGTCTGCCAACTAAATTCCTTGGAGATGCTGATCCCTGTTGTGTCAATCTCACCTGTCTCAATGCCTGCCAAATAGCACAAATATCCAAATATATGCTCTATTGGCTGAGACTCAAAATTGACAGTGTGAGCTCCTGCCTCTGTGATAGTCTGATCAAGAGCCTTTTTGAGATTATCTCTGCAAGATATCTCCATAGTATGAGGCCATGATTTCATGCTGAAACTGTCAATCATGCCTGTAAATGTCTCAATCAGATCTGATCCATATCCCTGCTTTACAATTAATTGCTTATTGAGGCCTACAATCCCGAATAAAGGACTTTCGTGATTTTTAGGATTGATTGCTCCATTACTATTGTCCACTGATAAGCTCAGGCTGTTTGCTCCACCTTTGCCTTTTGATATTGAGATGCTTGATGCCTTTAAAGGTGCAGAGTATTTTTCTCTTGTAAATCCATAAAAAGCTGATGTTTTCCCATCTGTGTGCCCAACTGCTGTTATTGTCCCATTTGGAGTAAATATCAATATTAACCCGGCATAAAATTGCCTTTCTAATTGTGCAACTGCCTGCCAATTTTCAGGCCTGTAATAATCTAAATCGGTCATAGTATCTGATGTTTTTTTTCTGTATAAAACTGCACTATCAAGCATGGACTGCCAAATCATGTAATTATACCCATCATTTCCATAAGATAAAAAAGAGAATAGGCCATATCCTGATGTTATTACAGGATCATCAATATTCCCTATATATGACCAATTTGCTCCCTCATCCATTGACTCATAAATGTAACATCTGCCTGTCCCTGTAATACTTGTGATCATGATTGCTATTTTACCATTATCAAACACTGCAAATCCTTGTATTCTATCCCCGGCATAATTCATCTCTTGTTTTATTGGCTTAAATGCCCAATTTTCTATATCATCTGAGTAAAAAATGCAGGACTGTTTAAAATAATAGCCTTGATATAACCAAGGGATGACAGCAGGCAAAATGACTCTCCCTGAATTAAGCTGTATAGGTTTACCAAGTCCATTATCATTGATAGAAACAGTATTCCCAATTGTATTAATTGAGCTGATTGTCTGATTGAGCACGAAATCATTTCCTAGTCCATTATCTGAAATATAGAGTTTTATAAAATGATTTGCTGTTGTCTGATTTCCTCTCTCATACACAAAGAGCAGTATTTTCCCATTTTTCAGCTTGAGCAATACTGATGATCTTTCATAACCTGATACAAATGTTATTGTTGTAAATTCCTGCTCATTGGCAATAACTGCATCATTTGATGACAGCAGCTCATCCTCAGTGTCAACAACTGATAGCATGATCTTATTGTCAATTCTGTATGTTGCTAAGATTTTGCCATCTGCTCTGATGCAGAAATCTCCATAAAATCCACCTGATCTGAATGTCCTCACAATACTCTCTTTGATGTCTGAATAACCCTCAAATCCCTCAATGTCCAACTCATAGCTGAATTTGTCCTGTCCAATCATTTTCTGACTCTTTAAAATCTCTTGTGTCTCCTGACTGATCTCTCTCATATCATCATGCCTCCAATAAAGAGACAGAGCACTCAAAGATCTGCCCATGTCTCCATGTATCAATTTTAAACTCCTGCATGATCATATCCATGCTGAGGCCATAAGCATCAGTAAATAGCTTGATCTCTTTTGTCAGATCATCTGTCTGTAATATATTGAGCTCCTCAAAGTCATAGACAATGATTTTGAAATTGACAGAGACTCTCTCTCTGCCTCCTTGCTGCAAGATGCTATTTGGCATTGTATTGTCCTGACTTGGGATCAGTCTCATCTCATTGAGATCTGCCTTTTTGTGAGGAGGCAGATATGATCCATCTAATACATCAAGATCTTTATTGCCCCATGTAAATGCTGCCATCATTGTGCCTCCTTTTTAATATGAAAATGGCAGCATACTCATCCTGTTGGGGATGGATCTGTTGCCTTTTGATATGTTGTCAAGCACTAAATCAAGCACCTGATCAGCAATTGCCTGAGTATTGAGTGCCCCTGCATTTGCTCCTGATAGATTAAGATTGAGATTGCCTCCCACCTCATGCACAACTCTGCCTGAGGATGTTGATGCATAGGCATCCGGCATCATCTCTCTCATCAGTCCTGCAAGTTTGCTCAGAGGCAGTATTGCCTCAGGCCCGGCCTCTCCTACTCCTTGCAATCCCTGTGATGAATTTAAAATTGTTGGCTTTGTGAATATACCTCCATCAGCGTTCCATTTGACTCCAATTGTAGGAATACTTGGAGGCTTGAGGCTGAATTTTCCTTTTAAGCTAAATGTTGGCATCTTCAAAGATGGCAGACTCCACTTGAAATCAAAAAATCCTTTGATCTTTTCAATGGCTTTTCTGACTGCCTCCTTTGCATCCTCAATCTTGTCTGTTATGGCTGTCTTGATGTTTTCAAATGTTGTGGATATGCTTGACCATAGCTCAGAGGCTTTGGCCTTAACAGTGTCCCAATTTTTATATAATAGGATGCCCACAGCAATCAATGCTGCCACAATGGCAATGATGATGCCCACAGGACTTGCAATAAATGCAATGATTGGAGCAATTGCACTGAATAATCCCATCAGAGCAGAGATGCCTGTTGCAACCTTGCCCACAATGATCAATAAAGGTGCTAGTCCTGCCACAATTGCAAGGATTGTCATGATCATTGTCAGAGACTTTTCATCAAGGCCTCCAAGCCAATCAACAACTCCTGAGATGGCATCTCCTACTGTCTGAAACAATGGCACTAAAATTGGAGCTAATTCAGCACCTAGTTTCATCAGGCCCTGCATTGTTTCAGCTTTCATTGTGTCAAGCGTGTCATTGAGTGCATTTGCAGTGTCAAGCTCCTCCTGAGTCAAGATGAGGCCTTTGTCCTCTGCTGCCTGTCCCATTTCTCTGAGTGCATCTGCTCCTCCAAGGATCAGAGGATTGAGATCTGTTGCTGATTTGCCAAAAATCTGCATTGCAATTGCATCTCTCTCTGTCTGATTTTCAATCAATCCAAGAGCCTCTATTGAGTCAAAAAATACATCTTCATTGTCTCTGAGATTACCTGAGCTATCAACAACTGAGACTCCAAGAGTCTTAAATGCCTCTGCTGATCCTTTTAGTGCAGCAGGAGTCTGATCCTGTAAATCTTTGAGCTTGAGATTTGCCTCTCTTGCCTCAAGACTGTCCTCTCCATTTTTTTTGACTGCATCATTATATTTAATCTGTGCTTTTTCGATTGAGATGGCCTGTTTTTCCTGATCAGCAAGGCTCATAGTCATGCCTGATGCACTGTCTCTTGCTGCTGACATGGATTTTGTTGTCTTTGACAGTGCTCCTGTGAGAGCCTCCATGCTGACATCTATGACATCAGATGCCATGCTAAATTTTTGCAGAGTCTCTACTGAGAGGCCTGATGTCTTTGACAGTGTATTGATCTCATCTGCTGCCTCACCTGACTTGACTGCAACTCCCACAAGTGCTGTCAATGCTCCTGCTGCTGCTGCTGATACAGGTGCTAATTTTTTCCCTGCATTGTCAGCTTTACTGCCAAAATCATCAAGGCCCTTTTGTGCTTTTTTCCATTTGTCAGTCTGATCATTTAATTTGTCGGATGTTGCATCAATCTGAGTGCCTACCTTTTCATAGGCTAGTTTTGCATCAAGCAGCTTATTTTCAAGGATCTCAACCTCTTTGGAGTTTTCTCCATATGTCGCTTTTGCTTTTTGGAGTTGATCCTCTGTTGCTTTGACAGCTTTGCCTGCAATCTCCTGCTTTTTGCTGAGATAGTCCATCCTTGACTCTAATTTCTGAGCCTCTGTCCCTGTCTTTTTGAGCTGCTCCTGCTCAAGTGCAAACTCTTTATTTAATTTTGTTGTCTCATCCTTTAGACCTTTGATCTCCTTGTTAAACTCAGCAGCCTCAGCCTTAAATAATATTTTTATCTCATTTTTTGCACTTGCCAAGCTGATCAGCCTCCTCTTTTATTTTGGACTGTTTTTCCATGAGTCCATTGCTTGCTTATTTTCTGCAACTCTCCTAAATTCCACTATTGGGAAATGCCAAAAAATATCCGGATCAATATCTAAAAAAAGGACATAATAGGCATAATAGTCCATCATGTCCTCAAATATTAATCTTGGTGCAATTACTTTTTTTTTGAGTCTGCCTTTGTCAGTCTTTTAAATTCCTGAGCAAATGCATTTTTGTCTTGACCTTGCAGACCAACCATCAAATTAACATAAGTCTGCAATTTTTCCTGTAATTCTGCATTGTACTGCATTAAAAAATCATCATAGCTCAAGTCAAATTTAGGATTTGCTCCAATGCATCCCATGTAAACCACTGCTGAGATTTTGCTCTCATCCACAAAATTGCCAATGTCCATGACAACCTCAGGAGGCAGCTCCTCCATTTTACCTGACAGGAGATCAGCATTGCCTGATCCTTTGATTGAGCTATATATTGCAAAGAGCTCAGAGATGAGAGATGTCTTGAGGAGTCCTCTCCTCTTGCCCTGCTCCACTGCATAATTTGTCAGCATTGCCGGGACTGTCCTCTCATTTCTTTTGAGCTGTTTATATTCTCCCTCGATTTCAACCACTTCAACCTCACAGAGATTGATTTTTTCGATCATCATCACATCTGTCTCCTTTTATATCCACTGAGCATAAAGAGTAACATCAGCATTTGCCATCTCAAAGACTGCTGCTGCTGCATAGTCTGTGCCTGTTCCATCTGCTTTTGTATTCCATCCATCAAAAATCATATCAGTGAGCAGCAGAGTGCCCTGAGCTTTGACTGTGACATCATCTCCAACTTTGTATGCTATTACATCCACAGGAGGCTCTCCTGCATCAGATCCATTGCCATTATAAATGACATTGTAGGCCTCGACTAAGGATGGAGCAAAATCTGCCCATGCATTTGATACTGCCTCAGCAACATCTCCAACAAAAGTCTCAACATAAAATCTTGGGACTCCTCCAATCATGACTGCATTTGCTACAATTTCAAGCTCTGCATATCCATACTCATCAGCCTCATTATCTATCTCATAAGATAGGCCTTTGATATTTGTGCATTTTGGATATGCAACTTTTTTGACAACATTCTCAAATTCATCCACAAGATCTGCTGTCAAAATGAAATTTTTGCCTTTGGATGTTGGCCCATAACCATAAACCCCTGCAATAAGTCCCTTATTGTCAAGTCCATTGACTTCTCTTATGATTTCAACCGGAAATCTGCCTGCTAATGTGACAGTGTGCTTTATAGGGATTGCTTTTGACTCAGATGATCCATCCTCAGGACATTTTTTGATGATTTCTCTCATCTCTGTCTCTCCTGATAAATTTGCCATACATGCAAATTTTTTGGATGCTCCTGCCACATCTCCTGTCAGAGCCTGCATACTTGCATTGCCCACTCTACCTACATCAAATGTTTCAATCATTTTAATACCTCCAATATTTTTTTATTTATTTCTGCATTTAGTATCTCCATAATTTTTGGAGTCGATTGCTCCAAGCCTTTGCCTGTAAAATCATGAGCCTTTGGATTTTTAGATCCTCTGCCCTCATCCGGAAATATTAAATATCCAAAACTGTTTTTATTATTTGCAGCTCCACCTCTTGAAATGATTTCAAATCCAAGATTGAATTTAGTTGATTTGCTCCAATTGGCATCTGCTGCATGTTTTTTCTTTTTGTTTGATGTTGGGATAAACCTTGTGATATCATCTGTCAAAATAGATATACCATCAAGATACATCACTCTGTTGATGATCTCCTCACCTTTTCCGGGGATCTGAGACAGTTTTTCCTGCAAATCAGTGACAGATGTATAATCAATTTCATATTTTACATTTGACATGATCAGCAGCTCCTTTTGATGAGCCTTATAAATGGATATGCCACAACATTGATCCATTTGTCAGTATCAGCAATCTGATATCTGTTGTATTGTGCAGCAGATCCCTGCTGCATCTTGATTGAGTCCATCAGCTCAATGATCTGCATCTCCTTGTCTAAATCTGACAGAGTGCTGACAAGATAGACCATCACAGTCTGTCTAAAAGTATTGATGCTGTTTTTTTCAATCTGCATTGGCCTGTAATAAATAAAATTATAGTCATTGAGATTATCTTTAACTGTTGCCTCTCCAAAAAATACAGGGAGAGCAAGAGTGCTGAGAGTCGCTGCTATCTGCTCATCTGTTGCTGTAATTTTATACTCAGCCATTTCTCACCCCTGCCTTTTGGAGATGGATAAAATTGTCTGTCTCATTAAAATCAAGATACTTTATCTCATAGAGATCCTCAGATCCTCTGAGTTTTACCTTGTGAGATCTGTCAATATTCTGCCTCTTTGGAGTCCTGATTTTTAGATCTATACTGTACCCCAATTGAGATGCAAGCATATAATCTGACTCTCTTGCTGACATGATATTGAAATAAAGAGATCCGATTGCCTCAAAAGTCTCTCCTGTCTTTTCCCTTTTGGCATTATATACAGCTTTGATGTCTCCAAACTGCAAGAGGCCATCATTAAATGCCTGATGATTTAATTTGATCATAAAACATCAGCCTCCTCAGCCATTATTGCTGCACCATGCATCAAGGATAGAGATGTGATGTCATCCCGGAAATTTACCCGGAAAAATTCTATTGCATTATTTCTGCTATACCTGACATAAGCAAAGAGCAGGCCTTGTGCCTCATCCTCTGCCAAATAGTCAAGATCAGCACCTATGAGCCTATTTAATGTCTTTGAGCCTCTTTCAAGTAGTCTGACAAGCTCCTCATCCTCATCTGCCCATGTAATATGCAGCTCAGACTTGAGATCCTCAAGCAATGTAATCATGCAGCTCACCTCCTCATTAAAAAAATAAAGGAGGCATCTCAGCCTCCTATTTTGTTTTATTTATACTGTCTTTGTGACTAAAATTGTATATACCTGAGAGGCTGTGCCCTCAGTCACTGTGATCTCAATCTCATTAACCCCTGCCTGCCATGTGGCAGCAGTACCATTGAGATGAGGGACTCCATTGACCAAAATTGCAACCTCAGCAGACTCATCAGCAGTCACTGTGATCATATTTGTTGCATTGACTGTCTCTGCTGTGTAGTTTAATACATCCGGATCAAAGTCCGGGATCAGTGTGAGAGAGCCAAGGCTCAAACTGCTGAGATGATTTAGTCAGGCCTGAGGCACAAGTCCTGAGATATCAAGCAGTATAAATGCATTGTTATCTTTTGGAGTACCATTGCCATATAATTTGACAAGATAAACTCTCTCATCCTCTAAAAATCTGTATTCATCTGAATACTCAATTTTTCCGGATTTTGCAGTGCCAAGTCCCATAAAATATTTATTTGGCAGTCCAAGGACAGCATTGCCTGCTGCAAGTGCTGAGGACTGAATGATTGTTGTCTCAATTGGAAATACATCTTTGATGTATCTGCCATCAAGTGTCAATCTGATTGTTGCAGGCATAACTTTTGATAGATAGTCAATAGGATTAACTATCAGGATCAGCTCTGTGATTGCTCTGTTGACTCCATTGACTCCAACTGCAAGCTGAGCTGCAAGGCCTCCATATGTGTCAGGATCAAAGTCAGTCACAACCTGTGCAACTTTTGCAGCATATCCGGTCACAGGATCAATTGCTGCTGCAAGATTCCTGATCATTCCCACAGGCTCAGTCAGGCCATCTCCTGAGATGATGCCATCTTCTAACCCATTGTAAAGAGCCTCCCCTAAAATGGATCTGACATATCTATCTAACCATGCAGGCCCAAGATCAAGCATTGCTTTGCAAACAGGCAGAAATGCTGAGAGCTTTTTGTGTCCAAGATCAATTTTTTTAAATCCTCCAACTGCCTCAGTCACGATCTCAGCACATAAAGTGTCCCATGTTGCCAAATTGCCTGATCCATTGTTAACTAAAAATTCAACCATACCGGATGTATTGACAAAATCAACTGCCTCAAGCAATGGATGCCCTGCCTCAAGATCCTCAAAGACAGCCTCAATGACTGTGAGAGGCATTGTGATTGAGACATCTGTCAGAGCCTGCCTTGGATTGCTTGATTTCATTGCATCAATAACTGCCTGATAGTATTTGCTCTCCTCGGATGTCAGAGATCTGACTCCTCTGCCTGCAAGGATTGTGCTGTCCTGAGCAGAGATCATTCCCTTGGCCTCAGCCATGACTGCCTGCTGAATATTCTCAGCAAATTCATCCCATGCTCCCATGAGTCCCTCCTCATTGTTGTCTGCAATTGCCTTGCTCATCTTTGCCATGATTTCAGCCTTTTCATTTTTCATAGTGTCCAAATTAATCATAATTTTTTTACCCTCCATTAATTATTATTTTTTGATATGTTTGTGAATAGTGCTTTGATTGTATGCTTAACAGGCTCAGGAACCGGATCAAAATCAGGCTCAGGAGTCTGCTCAGTATCTGTGATTGTTTGCTCTTGCTTTTGCTCAGGAGACTCTCTCATCTCTCTTATCTGTGCAGCAATGGCCTTGTTATAATTGATTTTTGATGTCAGGGACTGATTGACTTTTTGCAGCATCTCCTCTGCCTTTGTCAGATCTGCATCCTGTCCTGAGATCTCATCACATAGACCAATCTCAAGGCACTGCTTTGCAGTCAGCCATGTCTCATCCTCAAGCATCTGCATCAGAGTCTCCTCTGAGAGCTTGTCTCCTGCCTTGGAGATATATGCTTGTCTGTTGCCCTCCATCAGCACATCCAAATCATCAGCAGCTTTTCTCAGCTCTTTGCTGTTGCCCAATGTCATAACCCATGCATTATGGATCATCATCATTGCATTGGATGGCATGATGATCTTGTCTCCTGCCATGGCAATTATTGATGCCACTGAGCAGGCAAATCCATCAATATGCACAATAACATTTGCAGGATGTCTCTTGAGCTGATTATAAATTGCTGTGCCCTCAAAGACTGATCCTCCATAGCTGTTGATGTATAAATTGATTTGCTTTGTATTTGGATATTTTGCAAGCTCAGTCCGGAAATAATTTGCTGATGTCTCTGAGTCAATAGTCTCTCCTGACCACCAATCATATCCATCTCCCTCGACATCACCATAAATAAACATGTCAAGCACATCCGGATTTGTTATTGATTGCTTGAGCTCCCAAATTTTTGACTTTTTCAAATTGCTCCACCTCCTTGATCATTCTGATCTCTTAAAAAACTTTCAGCATCTGTGTAATTTTTGGTTATAAATCTCTTGTCTGCAATTGGATCAGCAATTGGCTCTCTGCCTAAAAATTTGAGATTGTCATTGATTGTGTTAACTCCAATTCTAAACATGACATCCAATGCATTTGCAATATCTTTGATATCTGCAACTTTAATCAGGCTTGTGTCTAACTTGACATAAGTCCTCTCAAGATACTCTTTTTTTGTATAGTATTTTCTGTTAATCTCATCAGTGATCAGCTCTGCAATTGGATTGACACAAAAAGCCAAAAAATTATTGACTGCCTTTTCAGTGTCTGCCACATTGCCCAATAGCAATGATGGAGGGATCTGAAATCCTATGGCCACAAATTGAAACACATCATCAATGAGCTGCTTGACATCTCTGCTGTCAGATCCTGACTTATAGCCGGATGTTGACAAATCCTGATATTTGATGCCATTTGTCAAAGGGATCACTGCACCTGACTCAGCCTCAAAAAATCTCCTGATCCTCTCATTTAGCAGCTTTTCAAGGCTTGCCTGAGCCTGATCTGTCTGAGGATATGAGGCCGGGATCTCAAGAGCTCCTCTTTTTGCATTGGATCTCTTATAATTGCTCTCACTGTACCCAATCAGCTCGCCATATCCCTGATATAGAGAGTCAATGATTGTCTTGATTTTCTGATCATGCAGCTCAAAGTGAAACACATCTTTTTCTTTGAGATTTTCCCTGAGTATATAATCATTGATTTTGATGTTTTTATACTCATTATCCTTGAGAGCAAACTCACTCTTGTCAAAGCTATCAGCAACATATAACCCTGCCATGCCTTTTGGCATTACCACAAGACACTCATTGTCATACACAAGTTTATGCACAACATCTCTCCAAAATTTAGAGGCTGATTTGTTTTGATTGGCTTGCACATTAAATAAATAATAATTATCCTGTCGCACAGGATTGCCTTTTTGATATGTGACAAATTCTGATCTGCTGACTGCATTTGCAATCAGATTGACTGATGCCTGTATTGCAAGCTCTTTATAAAATATCCCTGCACTCAGATTGCCTGCCTCCACAGCACTCAGATCAAGAGTCCCATCAGCACTAAAAAGACTGATAAAAAAATCCTTTATGCCCATCTGTCCCTCCTTAATTAATAAAATCTGACATCAAGATCCATGATGCTTGTCTGCATCTCAGGCAGATCTGACTCTATGACCATGCTATGCACAAGAGCCATGAACGGATCATTTTTCCGGGCCCTTGGCTCAATTTTGCCATACTTAAAATTGCCAATGTCCTGCCCTTGACTCTTGCCCACTCTGATCATCTTTGTGTTATTTGCTGCCCATCTCAGCATAGGTGCATCACCCCAAATAAAATATTGATTGACAAATGCACTGTCTATGACCGGGACAACTCTCATGATGTCTGATGGCCGGACAAGTTTTATATTTTTGGCCTCATAATCAAATCCAATTGTCTTGAGTGCCCCTGCTAAAAGTGCATATCGGAAATCATCAAGAGCAATCTTGCTGATCTGATACTTTTTGCCAAGCCTTGTAATATATTCAATGATGAGATCCGGATTGATCTCCACATCATTGACAAGAGTTAGCTTGCCCTCCTTTGCCCATTGTGCATAAGGCACTTTTAGATATGAGAGATGCTTGCTCTTGAGGCAGAGCCATGAGTGACTGATGTCAAATCTCTTGTCACCCTGTTTAAAATGGAAATTTACTGATGTGATGTCTGTGAGCTTTGAATAATCTATACCTACCACACAAGGCTTGCCTGATAAGTCAGGCAGCTCTTTTTCTGTTGCTTTGATGTTTTCCCAATCTGTCACTTGCATCTCAGGATCACCCTCAGGCAAATTCATCCGTTTGGTCATAAATGCAGTAAATTGTCCGGGATTACGTATATAATCCCTGTACTCTTTTAGCATCTCATCCATCAGATGAGGCAAATAAGGGAGACTTGGATTTGATTTCTGCCAATTTTCGGCATCATGCACCTCATCCTTTGCATCAAGTCTGCAAATAAATGGCAGCATCCCATTGTCAGGGATCTCTCCCTTTAAAATCTCAAGGCTCTGCTCAAGCAGGCTGTCAAGAGGACCATCTCTGACATCTCCATTTGTTGTTGTATATGCTCTCCTTGGATGAGGCTTTTTGCCAAGGCCTGTTGTGAATACATTAATATTTTTATAATCCTGATACTGATGGATCTCATTAAAATAGACAATTCCGGATCTCAGTCCATCCTTGCCTTTTGGATTATTTGTCCTAAATTTTATTGTACTTTTTGTTTTTTGGGAGACAATCTGCTCCTTTGTCCAATAAAAATGACCTCTCATTTTTGCATTATATTGAGGATCTTCAAGCACATCCCAAATATCCACAAATGGAGCCATTGCTTGATCCTCACTATTTGCACAGATATCAACATCATACTTTTTGATGCCATTGTAAGGACTGACAAAGCACCATGACTCAAATGCTATAAATCCATCTTTGCCTGCTCCTCTGCCTATGAGCAAAAACAGATCCGGCCATCTTGGCCTATTGTCTTTTTTATAATAGGTGCAGGCATGGAGTCCAAGCACAAATTTTTCCCATGTAAATAATTGACCATAAGGGAAATATTGCACCTGCTTGAGATATTTCTCAAGCTGCTCTTTGTTTATATAAATATCCTCTTTGGCAAATGCCTCCATCACCATCTTCATGAGATCATGCTGCTCTTGGCAGGCTCTGATCTTTCCTGATGTGACCTGATCCATATATTCCCTGATTTGAGGATGTATCTCTTTATAATTCATCATCAAAATCAACTCTGTCTATTGGCACAGGCTTGAGGCCAAGCTCACTGAGTATTTTAAGCATCTGCCCATTTGTTTTATTGAGCTCTGACACAGAGTCATTTTTTTTATGTCCGGATTGACTTGGCCCATTTTCCCAAAATACATTGACTCCTCTGATCATCACATCAGCAATAAGCTGATTTTTAATGTCCCATAGTGCCATATAATCCTCAATAAGATCCTCAAAGTGCCTCCCAAATGTGCCATTGTCTGTCAATTGCATCAGCAGATCTCTCCTGATGCTCTCTCTATTCTCCACTTGAGACTCATTGCCCATAATTATGACTTTTGCCTTTTTCACCATTATGGATCACCTCCTTGCAAATTTAGAGATTTTTCATGCCCCTCCCATCATGAGAGATTTTAAATATTTCTCTCTTGGCTAA